TAGCTCCTTTGGCGTCATACAAGCCTTTTCGAGGATTCCCGGTGTGGCGGCCTCTGCCTGTGCCCTTGTCTCACCATAATGCGGCCATTTCTTGTTGCCGTTAAATGGGACAAAGCCATTACAGACAAACTCGCCGATAACCTTTCCGCAGCACTTTTCCGCAAAAGATTTTGTAATATCGGGCTCCCGAAAGCCATAGGTGCAATAGATATAGCATTTAAAGGGTTGTCTCTGCTGTGGCCTGTTTTTTCTAAACTCAATGGTCTTTTCTCCGTTTGCAATTTTTTTGCACCATCGAGGGCGGATACTAATAAGGACTGCCTTACGCACATTAATCATGGCATCTCCACCTGATCTTCGTCGTCATCAAGCTCGGCCGCGGCCTGCCGGGCGTCTGCCTCGGCGACCATTGTGCCGTTGGCGATGTCCATCAGCTGTCGGCCGAGGCTGCTTTTGTCGGCGCTCATACGCAGCGGCAGTATAATGCTCATCAGCACAAGGCCGCTTTTGACAGCAATAACACGGCCGCCGCCCGTTGTCGGTCTTGCGCAATACCTGACAATATCGATATCATCGGTCGGGGCAAGATATCGCTGCTGGATCCACAGCGTACCCCGTGCCCCGCCATCAAAAGGCATCAGCGTCCGGCCGGTATTGACCGTCAAATCATAGGGCAGTATGTCGACCTCATCCGGGTCGATATCATCCAGGCTTACGAGAGAGCCGAGGCCTACATCCCGCACTGTCCAACTGTCCCGCTTATCGGGCGGGACGTCGAAGAGAGCCAGCAACGCCTCATCATCCATGTACGGCAGACCGTCGAGGGGATACATGGCGACGCCATCGCCTACCCATTGACGCACCAGGTCGCCCTTGCACTCCTGGTTGTGGACATAGATAGTTTTCTGTCCGGCGCATATCTGCGCGATTTTTTTAATTTTCATTCCATTCCCTTTCCATAAAATATTTTTGTGTATTTTTGCGCAACGTTCTTGACTTTATACACATTATTGTGTATAATAAGAACGTAAGGAGGACAGACAATGAAAGCCCACGCAAAAGCAATCGCGGCGCTCGAAGAAAGCGGATACAGTTTCGCCCGGCATGGAGCAAACCACGACATCTATTACAACAAAGCGCTTGGAGTGCTCATTCCGTTGAAGCGTCACGACTTCGACGAATCGGATTTAAGATACATAAAATCCGAAATTGAAAAGAACAGGCGGAGACGGGGCTAACGCCCCGCCCCCTCTTCCATATAAAAAGGAGGCTATAAAATGAGATATTTATATTCCGCGGTCTTTACGCCGTCGGAGGATGAGGGCAAGGTCTATGCCCGCGTGCCCGATCTGCCCGGCTGCATAACCACCGGAAGCTCTTTGCAGGACGCTATCATCCAGATCACTGACGCCGCTTCCGGCTGGCTGGTCGTCGCCGAGGATAATTCAATACCCATCCCGCCCGCGACCCCGCAGGCCGATATCGAGCGCGCACCCTCCGACATCCTTTCGGTCATCTGTGTCGACACCCTTGCCTATCGCGCCAGAACCGATACGCGGTCGGTGCGCAAAAACGTATCGCTGCCCGCATGGCTGGCCAGGCTGGCCGACGCCCGCGGCGTCAACTGTTCGCAGGTCCTTCAGGAGGCTCTGATCTCCCGCTTCGACGTCTGATAATGTATACCGCTGCTTTTGCGTTTGCCCCGGCTCTTTGCCGGGGCTTTTTTTATGCTCGGCGTACATCTTTTATAGTAGGGCGGGGAGGTGACGCAGGTATGGACGCTTTCGGGCGGTAAATGCCGCAGTTGCTCCAGCGCGTCGCCCGTCAGGATTATTTCAGCCATTGGCGGGCGCCTCCATTCCCACAGGTTCCGGCAGGCGCCAGTCCTCTGCGCGAACTTGGAAAGCGTCGCCCAGCTGCACGGTGTCCGGGAAATTGTGCTGTGTGGTCTGTACGGCGTATTTGTCAATCTCGGTTGCATAGTAGGCGGTGATCTCCGCGCCCAGCTTGTCCAGCGCGATATGGCCGCAGCTCATACCGTCGTACATGGAAAGCACTTCCACCGGCTCCTCCGTCAGTCCGGTAAAATGGCTCATAATGTGGGCAATCACGTCCACGGTCCAGCCGTTGCCCAGCATTTTATACGCCTGGGTGTCGCTGACGGGAAAGGCGTATGTGTCCGGCACGGTCTGGAGGCGTTTACATTCCGGCACGGTCAGCTTGCGAATGATGTAAAATCCGTCTGCCAGTTTAATGGGGTATGTCTTTCCTTTGATGGTGATCTGTCCGCCGCGAACCTCGTAAACCGGCATTTGCTTTCCGTCCGCCGTTACAATTAGAACGTTATTGTGTTGCCAATCTCCGTTTGCGGTCAGTGTTGGTGCTTTTTTATATTTCACTCCACCTAAATTGAAGCCCCGTGGGCGCTGAAAAATCGCGGATTCTACAACCAACCTGCTCTGGTGCCCGGTAGCGGCCACGGCGTTACTTTTCTGGTCGTCCCGCATTTCAAAAGCGGAACCATTTTCGCGTCCACGCCACGCCATACCAGCAGGCACAGCATAAAGGCCGGTGGCCGCGCCGTCGGCCCCGCCGCCGTTCGGCCTTGCCTTCAGAGAAACGCTCTTGCCGTCGGTGCTGTAAATGCGGCGGCTTTGGCTGGTGCCCAGTTCTCCGTCCTTGTTCGGCATGGCGCCGACGCGGACGGGGACGGCAATCATATTGTCTTTCTGAACGGTTGTCAGGCAGTTGGTTTTCTGCGGTTCTTCGTTTACCTCGAAATACTGGAAATGCGGGATCGCTTCGTTGTAATCGTCGCGGTGGCCTTGCTCGTTGATCCTGCGTCCCACGACGCGCCCAGCCACAGGCACGGCATAAAGCCCGGTTTTTGCGCCCAGGCCGCCGCCATTCCCACAGAGGGTTACGCTTTTGGCGTCCAGGCTGTAAACACGGTATTGCTGGCTGTCAAAAGTCTGGTTCTTTGCGTCGTTCTCAATGGTTCCGATCCTCACCGGCTCCACCAGAACGTTATATGGGACGCCCTTGTGGGTGTTCGCCGTCACGCAGGCACTTTTTCCCTGCGTTGCGTCGTGGAAATAATCGAAATCAAAATGGTTCCGCCCGTCCTTGGTTTCGCGCACCATATAATCCATTTCTTTTTCGGTCAGCGGCTTAATGGCAACAGGTTCCGCCGCACCATTCCGCTGGTGTCTGGAAACCATGTCGTCCGCCGTGGTCCCGCCAGTTGTGGACAGCAGGGCATACCCTTTTTCTTTCCAGCAGACACCGCTTTCCAGAATGTCGCGCAGGAGGATCCCGCGGTCCACCGGCTGCTCCACCGCCACCTGACTGTATGTGCCGTCCGGGTTCCGCCTGCCCACCCAATACAGGCGCTGGCGGTTTTGTGCGCTTACCAAGGCGCTGTTAATCAGGACAGGCTCCACGCCTAACTCCGCCGTGATCTGCGCCCGGATAGCAGGCGACATACTTTTATTGTTTTCGTACAGGAAAAAATCCGGCTGGTACTTATCCCGCGCAATACGGTAATTCAAAAACAGTTCCCAGCCTATGCCGCTGGCTTCGGTTTCGCGGTTCTTTGTCTGTGCGATACTCCAGCGTGTGCAGGGGCTTCCGCCTATAAGTATTTTCATGTTTCTCCTTTTTTCCGGCGCTCTGCCGGGAGGGCGCATGCCCACGCCCCCCGGCGGTTTAAGGTAATGGAGGAAAAAAGCTGGGCGTCATCCGCCCGGCAGAGCGCCGGTTATAGATCAAAACGGCAGGTCGCCGTCCTCAAAATCGGTCTCGGCAAAGCCGGACAAGGGGTCGGTTATGTCGTCCAGCTTCGGCCACGATCTCGACCGCCTTACGTTTATTGTCATTACGGTCGGTCCTCTGGCGGATCGTCACATGGTCATTCATGTCCTTCCACCGCTTCGCCGCCGTCGGATTCCAGAATGATTCCAGATTCCGTGAAGAAAGCCGGCCGGACGCCGAGGTTGCCGTCGCACGCGTAGGCGTTGTACAGACTGCCGACCGTGCTGACAAGGCGCGCGTGGCGCGCGTGGCCGGCGTACGGGGTGACAAGCCACCACCAGTCGTCCAGGGACAGAAGGGCCTTGTGCTTCAGGAACAGGGCTTCGGGAAGAAGGCTGATCTTCGCCTTCATGTTGCCATAGCCGAAGCCGCCGCGATGGTCAGCCAGGGACCAGTCCGCGGTCACGATGTTCGCGGAACGGATCGGACCGCCGGCGGCGTCGAAGGCCGCCAGGAAGGGGCCGTTCAGTTCGTCCTTCAGGTAGGACAGACTGAAGTCGTTCGGGTAAGGGGTAGGGGCTTCCTCCGGACGGGTCTTCATGGGTTCCAGGGAGAAGGGGCGCCACGCGACCGCCTGGTCGGCGATCAGAAGGGTCGTTCCGTTGGTCATGTGATCCAGGACGCGGACGTCGATCGGGCCGGCGTCAAAGACGGCCCCAGGGGTCAGGTCCTTCAAAGTCTTAATATTTGCCATGTCGTTTTCCTCCTTCGATTATTTCGATAGACACTTCCACACGGGGTTTCTTCGGGTCCACAGCGACGTCGTCCGCGAAGCCCTCAATCTGGTTCCAGCCGTCGTTCAGCTTGATGTTGGTTATAGATCAAAACGGCAGGTCGCCGTCCTCAAAATCGGTCTCGGCAAAGTCGGACAAGGGGTCGGTTATATCGTCCAGCTCAGCGGCGATATCTCGCCCGGCGGGTCTCCCGCTTCCGGCGCTGCCTCTATCACGCTTTGGCTCGGCGAAAAATACCTCTTCGGCCACGACCTCGACCGCCTTACGCTTATTGTCATTGCGGTCGGTCCACATGCGGGTCTGTATCCGCCCCGAGAGGGCGACCAGCTGACCCTTATTAAAATACTTGCAGACAAACTCGGCCGTCTTGCCCCATGCGACGATGTCGATAAAATCGGTCTCGGGCTGTTCGCCGGCCCGCGCGTAGGATCGGGCGACGGCCAGCGCGAAGCTGCATACCGACGTGCCGCCCTGGGTCTGCTTCAGCTCGGGCGCCGCCGTCAGGCGACCCATGAGCACGGTCTTATTGAGCATCCTTACATCCTCCCTCTGTTTTCCGGCGCTGCCGGCATCGGCATCCAATGGGTGACGATCCACTCGGAGGGATCGCGCTTGCCGGTCAGCTGCCATCCGGCGTATGACGTCCACCATCCAGTGGACACTACCCCGGCGTCGCGCCGGTTGCTGTATGCGTATATCAGGACATCCTCATCCTCCGGCGGGGAGGTATGTACGCTTGTCCACTCGGCCGTCCCCGCGGACTGTAGCCGGGCGATCTGCTTGTGGGCGTCAATGAGATCCTCGTTGATGGATATGAGCATATCCCGGGCGTCATATTTGAGGTCTTTAGCGCAATTCCGGCTTTTGCCAAAATATGCACATTTTTGACAATCGCCCTCATCGCCGCTATGCGTGCATCGCCACAGGCTGTCGACGATCCTATCAAACACGCTGCCGCCTATCGGCTCAAGCCCGAAGAGGCTGCGATCCTTAAAATGCTCGCATACGCCGTCCATAGCGGCGTCGGTATCGACCTTATGGGCGCACACCTCGTAATGTACGCAGTCCCTGCACATCTTCGTCAGCATACCCAATCCTCCGATGTCGTGTCGAAGAAAGCGACCTGGAGCTCGGGCGGGAGATCCTCGACCGGCATAAGGCTTATGGGCTCCCTGTCGGCGTCAAGCCGGGTAAGCACGACCGTGCCGTACAGTTCCGCGTCAGCTATAGTTAATGTGCTGTCAGATTTGTCAATGCGGCGCTGGTCTGCCTCGCTATACATAATGGCAAAATTGCCGTCCATCTCAATGCTGCTTCTTGCCCCGCCGACAAGGCCGTCGAGTATCTCGGCGTGGCTTTTAGCCCATATATCCTCATCTACCGTCGTCAGCTCGGGCGAGCATCCCGGACGCTTAACAAGCAGTCGTATCGTGTTTTTCATCATCCATCTTCCTTTCTTCTTCCATTGCGGCCATGTATTTTTTGATCTTCGATTTTTTGTTCTGGGCGAGGATCCGGTCACGATTAGCGGCATAGTATTCTCGGCGCTTACGATTTTTCTCTTCGCGTGTTTGACGCTTCCGGGGTTCTTTTCCGGCCTTGCGTTGAGCAAGGATCTTTTCCCGATTTGCCGCATACTTTTCTCGCGCTTTTTTGTTTATTGCCTCCCGATTTGCTTCATTCCACTGTCGTTGTTTTTCCTTTATTTCGGCTTTGTGATCGGCGTAATATGCGGCATACCGGCGTTTTATCCGCTCTTTGTTTGCCTCATAGTACGCCTTGCGCTTTTCCCGTTCCCTGTCTATATTCTGGGCTCGGCGCTCTCGCTCCCGCTGGACCATTTGGTCCCTGTGGGCGGCATAATATGCCCGGTGGTATGCGTTATATCTCTCCCGGCGCTCATCATCGGTCAGCTCCCGCGGCCTGCCCTTACCCATGCATTTCATCTCGGATATCCTGCGCCCAATCGCGCAGTGTGGGCAGCACACTATGTATGTACATCGGCAAGCCGAGTATCAGCAGCTCGCCGCCGACCGCTTCATATCCCCGCCATGCATTGGCATGACTGCGGGCGGCAAGATAGAGCACGACGGCCACGGCCGTCCACCTGACCCACCAAAGCGCCGATTTAATCCATGGCGTCCGTCTCTTACACCTTCTCATTTCCGGTCCTCCTTGCCTTCCGCTCCTTCTCGGCACGGGCTGATGTCTTGACCTTAAGCGCCATACCTCGGGTCCTGGGCTTACCGGGCGCATACCCGCGGCATCGCTCGCCGGGCTGCAAGCCCTCATTAAGCAGCATCTGCGATATGCCGGTATCTCCTATGTGGTTGCATCCGAGCATTGCGCCCATGTTGCCCCAGCCGAGATACATGCTGTGGATGCATGTCCGACATAGCTCTTTATCCATTCTCCATCCCTCCGGTCTATAGTTTCCACTTCTCCATGCCGATCTGCTCATGCGGCATGACGGCCTTGCACCACGGACACCACATATGCTTGATATGTCCGGGAGGTGTCATGTGCCGCTGTTTGGCGGCATACTGCACCGCCCCGCAGCCCGAGCATCTGAATATCCGCATATTGACTATTCGCGGCCGCTTCATTTTGTTTTGTTCATCCTGTTTCGCGCGCTGTCCACAGATGACGTCATGCCCCATATCGTGCGGGTTATATTGGTTGTGTTATGACTTTTTTGCCCCCAAAGCATTTGCAGCGTCACTTGCGTTTTTGCAATTTGTTCCATTGCTACTCCGAGTTTGCTCCGTGTGTCAGCAAGCAGCCATGCTGTGCATGTCAACCACAGCGTCAGCGCCGTACACCATGCGTATATCATCGGCTCATATCCTCCTCTATCCCTAATATCTCATTTATGGCCTGGACAAAGCGGGGATTATGTATCTCTCCCATCCGCAGACGGTACAAATACGACCCGTCAAAATACAGGCCGGTCTTATCCTTGACCTGCTCTATGAGCCACCCCTGCGTCTTTTCAAGGTCTATTAGCCTCTTGACTATCTCTTTGCCATACGCAGTCGCGCCCATATCACTGTCCCTCCATCCACCGGATAAAGGCCAGCCGGGGGAACCGTACCTGGTGGCCATAGACCATGTAGGGGAAGGGAAGCAGCTCCGGCCGTTCCCGCGCCATAAGGCGCAGCGCGTGCGGGTCGATCTCCACGACCTGTGACACGACGTCGGCGGTCAGCATCTCCCTGTCCATCGCGCGGACGTCATCAAGACTGAGTTTCTTTTTCATCTTTCGCTCCCTCCTTTTTGGCATTGTAGATTACAAGCATAGATGGAAATGGTGCCCCGTCGGCGCTATTTCCATTTTCATCTTCAAAATGTATTCGCCCTCGTAGAAACCGGATGTCCGCTTTGCCATAAATATAGTCGTGGAAATATGCCGTATCGGTTCGGGCCGGAATTAACAAAACTATAGGGAATCCCCCCCTTGCCTCATCAAAGGCCTTTTTTACCCATTTCCCAATTTCGCGGCCGTAAGGGGGATTGCAAAATACGGCGCCGCCTTTATCCCAGCTTTGAGCCAGACCGTCCGTTTCTGGGGTGTAGTACAAAGGACATTTTGCTGTCTCTTCTGTTGCTGCCGGGTCTAAGGCGAAATTAAACTCGGCATTGAGTTTGTCAAAAAAGTCCTGTGGCGTACACCAACACATATTTTTAGAGGATAACAGCGTCTTGTTCATCTTCCGCCCCTTCCTCCGAAAGTGTCCGCACGATTGCCGCGACCTGTTCAAAGTCCAAATAGATGGGCTTGTTCTCTGTGATCCCCTTGATGTCATATCCGACGACATTCCCGAGGCCGTCCCGTTTTAGCGTGAATTCTGTGCATTTGACATCAAATACGACGCCGCTTTTAAGGACTATCCTTATCGTCATTTGTCTCACTCCTTTCCGCCCGCTTCAGCGGGCTATTCTTCGGCGTAGAACATCGTCCAGTCGAAGTCCAGTACCGCCGCAATACGTTTTGCCACGGCGACTGACGGGCGTCGATGGCCGGTCTCTATCATGTTGTAATACTGTTGGGACACTTCAACTTTTCTTGCGATGGCCTCCTGTGTCTGACGTGTCGCCACACGCAATTTTTTTAAATCAATAATAGTTGCTTCCTCCTTTACACCATTTTGTTGTTCGTCTATGTTTGCAATATTATCACCATTTTGTTGTTTTGTCAATAGAGATATCAACGTTTTGGCGTTGTACTTGCATACAACTTTTCGTTGTTATATTATTGCAACGAGGTGATACTCATGGATACATGCCGTCTTAAAGCTCTTATAACCGCTTCTGGCCACTCTCAAAAAGACATAGCCACGTCTCTCAATTTGGGCCAGCAGCGCTTTAATTACTATGTAACGGGCAAACGTGAGCCGGACAATAGCACCCTTGTTGCCATAGCTTCGTTTTTTAATGTCTCGACCGATTATTTGCTCGGCCACTCTGACAGCCCCACGCCGGCACGTGACAATTTGCTTAAAATGGCTGCCGAGACTGATGATCCGGAAGAGCTGCTTGCTTTGCTGGACATTGTCAATAAAAAACTACAAGAGAGAAAATAGGAGGATCTATTATGAGCACATCCGGCCTTGATGCTTTGCAAAAGGGGATCACAGCAAAGGAACCGGTCTATAAGATAGCTAAACCGATCCGAAAGATGACAAAGCCATTGACTTTTATCGGGGTATTTCTGCTTGTCAGTTTCTTTTTTATAGCCACGGATTCGGCTCCGGAGATCTTACAACGATTGTGGACCTATTCTTTTGCCCTTTGGTTTTATTTTTCCATTGGTTTCTCGATCAGTCGATCTATCGGTGTGAGATACATTAACAAAAACGCCTGGCAGTTACCTTCGCTTTTGTCAGATATGGAAAAGTCCTATGACCTCGAAGAATATTTCCAAAGCCGAGATGAACTTATTAAGTATCTCTGTAAAATGGCAAGATGGGAAAACTATAAAAGTGCGCTCAACTCAAAGCCGACCGTCTTGCTTGCCGAACTGGAAACAACAAAGACAGAAAGTATAAATAACGCAATCCGTCGCTCTGCCGCTCATTGCCGGGACCTTACCCGCAAACATAATTCATCCTTCGCCGAAATCCTAAAAGATGATATTTATAGTCATCGTGGCCGCCTGAACGATGAGAATATGGCTGTATATGAGGAATGTTATAAGAGCGTTGAATCTTTGGCCCAGGTCGTCGGAACAATAGATGAGGTCGATATTATGTCCGGCAATGACTTTGAGCATTGGTGCGCCGATCTACTGGCTCACAACGGATTTACCAACGTCATTGTCACTCAGGCCAGCGGCGACCAGGGCGTTGACGTCACAGCCACAAAGGGCGGCGTCAAATATGCTGTGCAGTGCAAATGTTATTCTTCAGACCTCGGCAATACTCCGGTGCAGGAGGTCTATGCCGGTAAAGCAATGTATGAGTGTCAGGTAGGTATTGTTATGACCAACCGGTACTTTACGGCGGGCGCAAAGACTCTTGCCGCCAAAACCGGCGTGCTTCTTTGGGACAGGGACAAATTAATCGAGCTTATGGCAAACAAGATATAAAAAAAGAGCGCCCCGCGGGGCGCTCTTTTGAGGAAGGTTTTAGGTTTTCCGTTTGCTTATCCTTGATTTATTTAGTTTTTCGATAAAATTATTAATATCCTTTTGTACTTCGACACATTCCGCTTCGGTCAGCGTCTGTATCTTTGCTGTTAATTCTGCCCGGTATTGTTCGAGCACCACCGGAGCCGTCTTGTTAGCCATGACTGCACTCTTTCTCCAGCGCCGGGATGACCGCGGCCGCGAAGGTCTCAAGCGACGCCGCGTCTATCTTGTCGATGTCCCGTGTGCCGTATAGCATCTCGAGAGCCGCTTCCAGCTCTGGCCGTCGAGGGCTGCTGCGTATCTGTTCCACGATCTTTACTTTGTCCATTTTTACACATCCCGTTTTTTCTTCCATTGTAGGCCTTTATCTCTTGGAAAACAATGGTAATGATGGACAAATAAAGGTAAATATTTTCTACCTGCTAAAATACCGCAAAAAGCCGTTTTTTCGGCATTTTATATGTTATGATGGGGGTGTGTTCTTTATTTTTTGACACACAGCTAAAATAAAAGACCCGCCGATATGCGCGGCGGGCCTCACAGGATGTGGACAAAGCAATTAGCCCACGGATAGGACTATTTAAGTATACCACTTTTTGGGTGCTTTGTCTACCTCCAAATACATAAGGAGGCAAAAAATATGCAATGCAAGAGCTGTAAGGGCCAAATCCCCGAGGGCGGGCGCTTTTGTCCATTTTGTGGCCGAAAAGTGGCCGGATTAAAAAAGCCGAAGCAGCGCGGCAACGGGCAGGGGACCGTATACCAGCTGCCCAATAAGACATGGATCGCGGCCCGTGTACAATATGACGTCGACCGCAACGGCAAAATGCGCAAGCGGTCAATATCCAAATCCGGCTTTAAAACCAAAAAAGAGGCCCTCGAGCATCTGCCGTCGCTGTCGCTGGCCGCGGTCGATCTGCCCGGCAAGCCGGCGCGCAGGAATACGGCCGTTACGTTTGGACGGTTGTATGATCTGTGGCTGCCGACCCACAAGGCGTCAAAATCGACGATTGACTGCTATCGTGCCGCTTCCCGATACTTTGCCGCCGTGTGGGATATGCAGATCGCAGACATAACGGTCGACGACCTGCAAGGCTGCCTGGATGATTGCCCCAAGGGCAAGCGCACCATGCAAAATATGAGGGCGCTGTGCGGGCTTATGTATAAGTACGCCATCCCGCGCAATCTCAACCCCACCGGGCTTAATATGGCCGAGTATCTGACCATCAATGCCGACAATACATTTGACCCAAAGGATGCGCTGCCGCTTGACGCCCTGGCTAAGATAGAGCGTGCCGTCGGCGTCGTGCCGGGCGCGGACTATGTTGTCTGTCAATGCTATCTCGGCTTCCGGCCGTCGGAGCTGCTTGCCCTCGACGCCATCAATTATAATCGCAAGGAGCAGGCCCTTGTCGGCGGCGCAAAGACCGACGCCGGGCGCGACCGCGTCGTCACCATATCCCCAAAGATCCAGCCGATAATTTCCCGGCTGACAAAAGACCGGGTATCCGGGCCTATATTCTGCACACCTTCAGGCGGCCGGATGACCACAAAGGCCTACCGTGCGCTGTTTTATTCGGTGTTGGACGCCTGCGGCATAGACAATCCCGTCATAGCGGCTAACGGCGTAGAGCGTCGCCGGTACACGCCGCACAGCTGCCGCCATACCTTTGCGACCCTGCTTAAAAACATCAATGCGGCCGACAAGGACAAGCTGGAGCTTATGGGACATACCAGCGATGCAATGCTCCGACACTATCAGGATGTATCATTCGCCGACCTGCGCAAGATAACCGACGCAATTTAGCCGCTTCCAGCATTTAGGCGCTGTGGGCATGGGCAATAGATTGGTAATAGCAGACACCAATTCCCGATTATTCACGACTTTTATTTTTATGCGCATGCAAAAAGCCCTGTATTTTTGTCATAATCGACTAAAATACAGGGCTTTCCCAACACTTTTTGTTGGTTATATGGTCCGAGTGACAGGAGTCGAACCTGCGGCCTCTTGAACCCCATTCAAGGGCTGAAAACCCGCAAACCCGCTCGTAGAGCGGGTTTGCGGGTTTTTGAATGGGTTATACATTGGTAATAGCAGACACCATTTCGCGCTTGTCATCCACTTTTCTCATCATTCATCTTTAGCAATCAGCATCTCTATATATCCAGAAAGAGATACCCCATTTTTCGCAGCGTTGCGCCGAGCCTTCTCAGCGGCCGCACGACTAACGGAAATTGAAAGTGTGGTCCGGATATTATCCTGTGTAATTGCGCCGAAAAGCTCTTTATTCTCATTTTCTCCGAGGTTTTCTTCTGCCCATCGTCGAGCTGCTGCCACAGTAAGCGGTATGATTTTCTCGGCGGGAACGCGCGTCCCATCCTGTTGGGTCTTGTTGTACGGGGATGTTGCATTGCCTTTCCCGTACAAAAAAAACTCCCCTGTCCGTTTTCGGTATAGTTCTTCTTCGTACCAGTGCCCCTCATCTGGGGTGCCGTGGCTACAGATCCCGCAATTTCTTGCTGTATCTGTGCAGTACAGCTTGTTGTTGATTATCTTTTTCATTTTTTTCGATTACTCAGTGATCTTTGCGAGTTCCGATTCGATTTCTTCCAGGCGGGCAAGCAGTTTTGCTTTTTCCTCGAGCAGTTTTTCCTTTCCCGTCTTTGCGGGCTTTGTATCAGGCAACAGGCTGACACCCTCACGGTCTTTTACCTTGTTGTACAAATTACGGGACACATTGTACACTTCAAATACCAGCGCATCTGGATCTTCCGGAGCAACGAGCGGGCTTTTACTTGATCCGCCGGAGGCCTTAAACTTACCAGCAATGCAAGTTACCTCGTTGCCAAAGTATACAGCCGCATCGCGCATCCTGCGAGCCGCTATCAAACGATTGCCCAGGCGCATTTCGTTTACGGCTTCTGCGTCATCCCATGCGCATCCAGTCAGTTTAAGGTCGACCATATCCTCGTCCTCGCTGGATGTAGCTGTGCCATCTTCTCCATATACATCGCGCAGGATTTCTTTAACCCTTTCTTCCTGACGGATGTCCACTACCCAATAAGGGGCGTTCCATTTGCCTCCGAGACGCTTAATCTCGGAGATAAAAGTCTTATCATACGGGGATTTGACCATGATGCTGTTGCCCTCAATTTTGACATTCACTGTTGCCATTTTTATTTCTCCTTCTTGTTATTTTAATTTTCTTTCCCTTACCGTAGCTTTATTATATACCAGACTTTATATAAAGTCAATATGTAATGTGCTTTTATATAAAATAATTTTGTGCGAATGTCCTCCTTTTTCCGTGCATAATGCCAAGTCTGATAAATCCATGCAAAGCAAAAGGCCTTGAGCTGACATCGCTCAAGGCCTTTGCAAGCTATATCTGATTATATTTTGCGGATTTTTTCGAGGGTCGCGTCATACACCTTGCGGTTAGCAAGCATCATCATGTCCATAAGCTCATCCATGACCGCCCACGCCTTGACGCTGTCCTTACCGCTGACGGCAAGGAGAAAATCACTGTCCCCCAGCTTGGCCACAGGCTGGGCCTCATATACCTCGCTGTTGGCTGTGAGCCGCCTATATATCAGCGCCGTGTATAACGGAGCGAGTGTTTCCAGTGCTGCAAAGGACGTGTCGCGCTCCGATTCCATTTTTATAACGGTTTTCTCGACATCGGTGTAGTCGATCATGGCGGCCTCCTATCACATATCCCTATACAGGGACTGATAATGCTTTGCTTTCTGGGCGTTTTCTATCTGCCGCTCATGCAGATAGTCATAGACGGCCTGCATAGCTTCGGGCGGCTCTCCCTTTGCCTTGCGGTATTTCTCGATCTCTCCAGCGACCTCGTCATGCAGGAGGCTCATATGCCTCATCTCATCGGTCGAGAGGTCAAAAAATGTTTTTGCAAGGGTCGGGTCATCGTCCTTGTACTTGAGTGCGCATTTAGCGTACTTCTCGGCGTCCTCGATCTCATCGTCGATCATGGCCGACAGCTTTTTTATCAGCTCCATAATGCGCTCCTTACAGTTTCTCGACCGTGACGGCGAGGTTGTTGACCGTCGCGGCGACGCCATCGAGGGCGAGGGACAGGATCGAGTTGCCGCAGCCGCAGATATTGCGGACAATAGCGGTTATCGACAGATTTGTTGTCGTTGCTGCGGCGGCGACCGTTGCCGACGCTGTGGCGCCGATAATCGCCACGCCGTCCTTTTGCGCAGATAGGGCGACCGTACCGGCGGCCGAAGGTGTGACCGTGGCCGAGATATTAATCAGGTAATAGCCCTGGCCGCAAAGGGTGATCGTGTTGCCGTCCTGCTTGATGCAGTTTCCGTAGCGTCTTGTCGTTACGCCTACCGGGACAACAGAGCCCGCGGGGACTACAGGGGTAGATGTGTTTGTGGTATATATAGCGGATCTTGCCATGTGTTTTCTCCTTTCTTTTTTTCAAAAAGGCAGGGCGGATATTCCCGCCCTGCCTTGCCTCGCCGATAGGGCGTTACTGCCTATTGGGTTAGATATTGCCGTTGCATCCGCAGCCGCTATTGCAGCCGCAAAACGGCGACGCGCCGGCGTTATATGTGTATCCCATCGGATACCTTACGACGCCGCAAAAACGGGAATCCATCTCAAGGCTGTTGATCTTGTCCCTAAGGGCCTGGATCTCGTTAGTCTGGATGAGCGCGCGGGTTGCCTCGCCCTCTGCGTGGATAGCAGATGTGATATCACATGTCTGTCTATCCATCTGGGCAGACAGGTTGGCGGTCGCCAGCCTCTGCTCGCAGCAGCAGTTAGCGAGCTGCTGCTGTATAGCGTTGCCTGTCGACATAATGGTCTGGCCGAGGTTGGACTGTCCAAGGGCTACCTCCTTGCCGAGCTGGCCGATATTGCCCTGCATCTCATAGCCGAGGTTGCAGATGCCGTTGCCGATGTTGGTCAGGCGGTCGTTGATCTGGCCAAACTGCTGACCAAAGAGTATCTCCTGCTGCGAGGCGGCCGTTGCGTACTGGCCGAATTCGCCCTGGCGGTTAAAGCCGTTGCCGCCGTTAAATCCCCAAAAGAGGAACAGCAGCACCAGCCATATGGCGCCGTTTCCGCCCCAACCGTCATTCTCTTTTGTGATAGCAGCGAGGTCGGACAGACTATAGTTATCCGTAAAAATCATCCTTTCTTAATCTATTCTCAAGCCGTTGCGCACCGGCCTGTTGACAAAGCAAATAGTAATATTATAATTAAAACCACAAGGAGGGATCTGATGGAAAATTGGAAACCCGTTGTCGGTTTTGAAAGTGTATATGAGGTAAGCGATGCGGGAGATGTACGGTGCATTAACCAGCCTGATAAGTATCGCAAAGTGTCAACGTCAAGGACCGGTTATCAATTTGTCCGCTTATACACTCCCGAAGGGGAACGAAAGAATAAGTTTGTCCATCGTTTGGTCGCTGATGCATTTATTCCTAACCCCAACCAGAAAACACAAGTAAATCACAAGGACGGAAACAAATCAAACAATCGCGTCGACAATCTTGAGTGGGTTACCCCGGCCGAAAATATCAAACATGCTTTCGCGTGTTTGGGACGTACCAGCCCGCAAAAAGGTGTCACTGGTAAGCAAAACAAAAACTCTATCCCGGTCTATCAATATTCTCTCGATGGAAACTTTGTTAAAGCCTATGATGGGGTTTCCGATGCTGCGAGAGCTATTGGGTGCAATGCTTGCTCGATAATCAGCGTCATTGTCGGTCGAAATGTCACCTGTCATGGTTATTTATGGTCATACACGCGGGCAGACCGTATTGACAATACCCGGGTCGAGCAACGCAAAACCCATAAAAAATGGGGCTTATAACTCTCTTACTTGAAAATCTCCATAAAGGATTTTGCCTGTTGTTTGAGTTGCTCAAACTGATCCTTTGACATCTGCCCGGATTGCAGCAGACGGTTGACCTCTTGTTCGGCCTGCTGGGGCGTTATACCGGACGCAAAACGCTTAAACTCGGCTATCATCTGCAAGGGGTTGCTGGGTCTGCTGGGCGGCGTCTGCGGCGCCCCGAATATGCTGCTGGCCATTTAGCACCAATCCTTTCAGTTCCTCAAACTCACTCCGGGTGACATATTCGCCGGCCGGGGCCAGTGTCTGATCGTCGCAGGGCGAAAACCTAAATCGCCGGATACTGGCAAAGCCCGCGCCGTCGGTCGTCTTAATGTAAAAATAATCCTCATTGGCATCAAAGAGCGCCACGGCCGCATTTGCGCCCATCTGGTAAGCCTGCGCGCCGGGGATCCCGTTGACCCGGATGATCTGGCCGCTTGCGGCCTGCTGCCCCATGCCGGGCGGCTGTGCGCCCATTGTCATAGCGTTGAGCCTGTCCATATATGGGTTGTTATATGGCATGCCCTGATACGGTGAGTTATAATACGCCATAGTCACAGCTCCTTTTATCTGTCTATATCCATTGTAATCAACTCACGGTAATATTTTCGGCCGACCATCTGCCCGATTGCGTCCAGTTTTCGGGCAGAAAAAAAGCGCCCCGCACACGCGGGGCGCTTGTCTTATATTTGGCTTTGGATTTTTGCGAGAGCGCTCTTATAACGCCGTCGCGCCGTTCGCTCGGATATGCGCAGGTCGTCACCGATCTCGCAAAAGGTCTTGCGGGACGACATTTTTGCTTTGACGACCTGGATCTCTTCGGCGTCAAGCAATGTGCCGTCGAGGATATCTTGCAGGTCGGCGGCGCCGGTCACTTTGGCCAGTTGGTGTTTTGTCGCTATGTGCTGGGATCGCGGATGATTGCGTTGGTACTCTTGATGCAGCAGCTCCATAAGCAGCCTGCATAGGGTTGTGCTATCCATCCCACCCATAGACTACTCCAACTTTTCCAGCGCGCGGACTATCATGGCCATTACCTCTTCGCGCGTTGTCAGCGCGCGTGGGCTGCTGCCGTCGGTGACGCCGTAGGCCTGTGCCTTGCCGATGACATCCTGATGCTCGGCCCACGCGCTGGCCGGCAGTTTGGCCCGCCGGGCAAGGTAATTATCCATCAGCTTATCAAACTGATCCTGTGTCATGTCTGCCTCCTCAAAAATGTGATATCTGGGGCTGCGCGACCGGCAGTCGTTGTCAAGCCACTCGGGCAACACATAGATATTCTCACCTATGACCGTGACCCGGCCCTTGCGGCCGGGCTTATCGTATTTGCCGTCATAATAGCCGGGGTCATGGACCCTCAGCTTGCCCGCCGTTATGCCGCGGACGACGACATAATGTCCGCCGGTCGAAAAGAGGCCGGTATACCCGGCGCGGTCGCCGCCGACGTTGGCTATCACCCACGCGCCATCCCTGAGGGCCGATACCATATCATCGAGGCTTGATGTCGTGCGGTATTTAATGCCGTAATCCCGAGAGACGACGCGGCCAAGGACGGCCATATCGGTGCCGGTCGACACCCTCGCGCCCCGATCTATGGCATATGCCGCCATGGCCTTCGGCCCATGCCGCCCGCCGGTCAGTCCCTCGACGACCATCGACATGCAGCAGACCCCGCAGCCGGAGGTCTTGACGGTCGCGTTGGGGTGGGCGGCATGAGGATAGGGGACGGCGGCGTATCTGTTCTGGTTATAATACATTATTCCGTTTTATTGGACTGTTTGATGAGCTGGTCGACATAGACGCTGGCCCCGGCGCAGAGCGCGCCCTGGGTGACGGCGGTGAAGCACACCATAAGGCCGTCCTGCCACGATGTCAGCTGCGCCCCGGCAAGCACATACACGACGGCCAGCAGCACGCCGCAGGCCCCCAGCAGCAGCGGGATATACTTGTCACTTACCGTCTGGGACTTTTTGAGGGCGCAGCCCAGCAGATAGAGCACCGGCACAAGCACAAGCAGCTCGGGCCGGACGAAATCCATAATATAATCCATGTTGTCCTCCTTAGTGGTTCCGGGCCTCGTCCTCGAGGTCGGCTATACGATGGTTGATGACCTTGATCTGTTCTTCGACGACCGGCATGCGGCGGGCAAAGTTATTGTGTTCGCGCACCTCGCGGGTCAGCTCGTCAAGGCGGGTCTCTGTGACGGCGGCATGCTTGCTATTGGCGATAATGACGCCGACAAGGGTTATCCCGCTCGATATGACAGCCGTGATGATGCTCTCCATCATTTTGCCTCCTTGAGGCTGTCATACAGCCGGACCATGATGCTTGCGGCCTGCTGCCTCGTCAGCGGGGCGGTCGGGTCAAAAAGATCGTCGTGCCCCGACATGAGCCCCAGCTCGCGGGCGCGGTATACGTCGGCCTTATGTGCCGGGTTGATGCTGCTGTCGTCCTTATACTTGTATGTCTCCATACGCACATACCTTTCTATCTCTATTTCTTCGGGCGGCGGGAGGATAGGCAGCCCCCAGCCCATGCGGGCGTCCTTGACACCCGGCTCATTGATCGGCCGGGCGCAGTCGCGCAGCAGCCTATACATCATATCATGGTCGAGGGGACGGCCGGTCCGGGCTATGGCAAGGTCATTGACCAGGGCGGCCATACCGCAGATGACCGGGCATGCACAGGACGTGCCGTTAAATATCCGGCCAGGCTCGCCGACATATATGTCGGTCACTCCGGCAAAGTCGACGTGATCGCTTGCCGAGGTATAACCCGCTTCGACTGGGGTTATTTCCGCTCCGGGGACGGGCACGCCGCCCCGGCTCTCGCTTGCAATCAGCCGGACAGCGCCGACGCCATAGACCCGCTCGGCCGCCATCATGGGATTATTCCGGTCGGCGCTGTGGTTCCCGGCCGAGACAAAGAGGGTGCAATAAGCCGGGAGCTTGCCGTCGATCTCTTTGCGCCATGCGCCGTTGCCACCATACCATGATATGGAGGCGTACATGCTGTCGGCATCAAGGCTCTCGATCAGACCAACAAGACCGTCGACGTCGCCGCCTGTCAGGTCGCCGTATACGACCCGGCGGCCGGGCGCGATCTCATGCAGCACGGCAAGGGTTTTCCGGGCGTGAGATTCCTTCCCCGCGCCCTCGATCTCTTCGGCTGTCAGTGTGCAGCCCCGGGCGCCGGTATACCCGGCGTCGTGCCATGCCGTCACGCCGAGGTAATCGCGTATCCAGTCATTTTTACTGTCCATCTGTCCCCTCCAGCATTGCCGTCAGGCTGTTGTACTCTTCGACCGTCAGGCGGTCGTTGGCAAGATAGGCGTCCATCTTGTCGATCAGGCCATCCGTGCGGCCGCGGGCTATAAGCAGCTTACAGAGATCATATACACTCTTCATTTCGTCGTTTCACCCCCGTTCAGTTCGGACATGCAGAGCCGGTATTCGTGGTCGGCCAGCAGGTCGAGGATAACGTCGGTCTCGGAGGGTGGCAAATATTTGTCTCCTATCTTGGCCCCGTCGTACCACTCTTTTGCGCTTATCTTTTCGGCGATGTCTGGCTCTGCCTCGATTATATTGGTTATCACCTTGTCTGTGACTATAAGATATCTCATGATGTAGCCCCCTTGCTTAGTGGTATATCCTCATCCCGATGTAGCCGCTTTTACCCGCAGGACCATACCCAGAGGCTTGCTCGTCCTCGCCCATGTACGGTATTGAGCCTCCTCCACCGCTGCCGCCACCCGGTTTTGTTGCGCTCTCTCCATTCTCCGCTCCACCTCCACCGGCACCTCCACCGCCAGCTCCGCCAGCTCCGCCGCTCTTCCTGTTCCCATATGCACCACCGCCGCCTGCTCCGCCAAAAAGTTCTGTTTCTGTAAATGATATAAACGCCGGGAATCCATCTTCGCCTGCGATACCGTTAGCGGTTGATGTCCTATATCCGCCCCCCTTTGCTTGCTGGCCGCTCGCCGATGTTTTCCCAAAAGCTTCTGTATCGCCGCCAACTCCACCATTTCTGGTGCCACCCGCTCCAATTTGGGCGGTGTACTCTACATTTGCGCTAAAGTCCACATTTTCAAACGTTGCGACTTTTCCGCCGTCGCCGCCTGCACCGGAATGGCCTGTTGCGCTACCGGAATATACCGTTCCCGGGTTTCCTCCATTCCCTCCGCCGACAAGCGATACGTCAACCCTTGTAGCAAGTGGTGACATAAGGACTGTTGCGGTCGTCTCAAAAGCCACAAAATCAATCAGCGTGCCGATAAGAGTAACAGCGGTGAATTTGCCTGCCGGTGTCGTGATGGTCTGCGATGGTATATTTATGTCTGTGTACGGTTTTGCGGCAGCGATGGTCGTTTGTTCGGCGGCCGCAACACCAAACGCCGTACCGGTTGCGTCGGTTTTTGCTATGCCGCCGCTTACGGTTGTGATACCGGTTATTTCCACATCGGGTATCGGCGCTCCACCCTCTGTTTTAACTGTTACGGTTACGTACCGATTAGCCCCAATAAGCAGCTTGTTTATCAGCCGGAGCGTATCATTGACTGTGGCGTCGCCGGTCAGGCCATAGAGGGCGGCTGTGTCGTCGTTCAGCAGGGTGGCCTTGCTTAATGGCGTACCCTGTTCGGTCGCTTCGTCGGCGCGGACCATGTCGTATACGCTGGGCTGACCATCGACGGCAGTCAGCTTAACTCTGCCCGGATAGAGCGGTATTCTGTCTTTCATGTTTTATCCTCCTATTTCCCCGGAATATATCTCGCCGCTGTAATACAATCCCTGTGATATGAGGGTCAGCAGGGCGTCGACATCAAGCAATATCTGCTCTATGTTGTTGGCCTCGACATAGGTCAAGCCGTCCATGCTGCCGGGCGCGGGCGGGGTCGAGGGCTTCACGGCCAGCGCCGCCCGAATGGCGGCTATATCTTGGCGATAGCTCTCCATCTGCCCGGCCGTCGGGTCGTCGTCCTCGAGCCAGTCGTCCTTGGGCGCGACGGCGACCTTATAGCCGTGCTCATACAGCCGCCCGGTGACATACCGGACGGCCGCGCCGACCCGGTTGAGGTCGCTTGCGTTATATGCCCCCTTGAGGTCGAGTGCCCATTCGGTCTTTTCGGCGTCGGTCATCGTGCCAGATTGCCACTTGCGCAGCAGCACCCGGACGCGGTCGACATCGGCCCGTGTGCGGTCGGTTATGAGGTGCAGCTCAATGCTCCCGCGGCTGTTATTTGACATCAAATCCCCCTGCTTTTAATTTCTGCTGCCAATGTGTTAGACAGTTTGATGGACAACTGCTCAACATGCCCGACGGTCTGTGTGCCCCATCCGTCGGGGACGGAAAGATACGCGCCCGGCTGCTCGCCCTGCCATACGATCTTACTGCTCGCCGTCTTGCGCCGGGCGTAATAGTCATATACGCGCTGCGCCACGGCCTGGCCGACAGCAGGGGAGACAAGGGTCGCGTCGGTGATCTGCACCACATTGGCTTTGGTGTTGGCCGTCACATTGGGATTGGTGACGGTGTAGACCGTCGTCGTGTCCTTATACTTTTGGCCGCCGACCTCGATGTCGCCCGATGCATCGGCTGTGTACTGATGTGCCGTAACCTGCACCGATGTCGTTATCGCCGCCGTCTCGACGGTCGGTCCGGTATATGTCCGGCCTGTGCCGACGTCGGTCAGCTCTGTTCCCGGGGAGTATATATGCACCCCGGTCACGCCGGTTGTCGACGCACACACGCCCCAGACAAACAACAGCTGCTGCAAGGCGTCGCGCCGCGTACCCTCGGGGATATATCCCGTGACCTGTGTGTCGGCGGCGTCGATGGTGAGGTCAAATGCCCCGCCGATGATCTCGGCCGCGAGTGCCTTTGCCGACTTATCGGTATACATGCCTCCGGCAAACACATCATCGTCGAGCACGCCTATCGCGTCCTGGCACTCGATCTGATATGTGTTAGCGCCCTGGCGTTTGGCCTTGTCGATGTAGTACACACCTATCAGCTTTCCGGCGCTAATCGCTTCTACCGGCTGTTTGAGCTGGAACATATAATCTATGTCTTTGCGGCTCTCTAACGTCCACTTGAGCGCCCCTGCGGGCAACTCTGTGCCTATAAGGCTTGTCTCTGCCGTTATCTCTGCGTCGCGCAGCTCATCCATGCCAAACTCTCGGACTATGCCGATCAGTATGCTGTTGATCCTTGCGCGGCGCCCGGGGACGCTGGTCTTATTGAGGGTCAGCACGATTTTATCAAATGCCTCGACTGCCTGCTGACAAAAAAATGTCGCGTCGTTTGGCTCAAAGACGGCCTCGGCCTTGAGTGTCTCGCCTTGATACCACTGCACGGTCACGCTACTGCACCGCTCGTCCGTCGCCGCGTCCGACGTCAGAGTTATCCCGACGGACGAAAACTGTCGGCTGAAGGTAAGGGTAATGACCGGCGGGGTCGCAAATACTCCGGTGCTCTTGTCGCTGACGACCGTCGACCAAAAGGCTATCTCTTGCTCATCGTGGACCTCAAAGGATCCATCCAACACCCAGCGGTTATGTTCCAGCGTTGCGACCGCCGGAGTTCCCGCCCCGAAGGGCAGGAGGGCGAGGTCGGAAAACTCTTCGGCCGACGTCGCCTCCGGGGTGGCGGCTTCCGCCGCCCCGGGTGCTATGTCCTTGTATATGATTTTGGTCTTACTCATGGCCGTACCTGCGCGTCCATCGGGATAAAGTTGACCGATATCTCATCCCATCGGTTGACGCCGTCGGCGGCCATGCCCTCTTTAAGCTTGCGGCTGCCGGATGTGTAGTAAGCCTCGTATGATAAGGTGCTCTGCCCATCGGCCGCCTCGAGTTGTACGCTGTCGTCGACCGAATGGGCTATGAGATAGTCCCACAGAGCGTCAAAATCGCTCTGGCTTTTGCCGTTAAAAAATGTGACCTTATGGCCGATGTATGTGCCGATGATATCGCGCACCATCCGGCCGGAGAGCACGCGCCCGACGTTATCGCCGTCGAGCACGGAAAAGCTCTCTTCGATGTTGCTTATAGCGACGTCGACGTCAAAGGATCTTCCGTTGATTTTTATGTAATTCACCGGCCGCCTCCTTTACGCCTTTACAAGGGATTTGCCATGCCGCTTCGACACCTTTTTCTGGTTGCGGTATATGACCTCTCCGTCGAGTTCCAGTACGTTGTTTATGACCATCTCGCCGCTTCCGCCGCCGTCCATCTCCTCGCGGATGAGCTGCCGGAGCTTTGCGTCGGGTACCTCATAGTTTGTGCCCTGCTTTTGGTCGCCGAGCACGGCCAGAAACTCGCGGTTAGGCGGGATGACCGCGCCCTGAGCAAGGCGGGGGAGGCTTGCCTCGGCCATATGGCTTATTTTTGGTCCCCACGATTTACCGCCGATACCCGGGACCCACTCGGGGACCTCAATTTTGATTTTGTTGATCTGGTCTATGACCCAGTTGACCCCGCGGATAATAAGGTTCAAAAAGCTCTCTATTATGATGAGGTCCATGTTAATCCATGATTTAATCATCTTTTTTAAGCCGGCACCGGCTCGGTCCATGTCGCCCGTAAACACTCCTTCGACAAAATCCACAAGCCCACTCAAAAAGTTTTTTATCTGGTCGATAAACTCTTTGAGGTTGCCAGTCCATGCCAGGACTGCCACAACGATAGAGGCAAATGCTGCTATAAGCAACGGGACCCAGCTTTTTGTAAGCAGGCTTATCCCCAGACCACCGGTCAGCAATCCGGCGATCAATGTCAGTACATTTTTGAGATTAACTCCATTTTTGGATATATCCTCAAAAGCCGCTACCAACAGCGCCGCAGAGGATATGATAAGGCCTATTCCGGCGCCGATTTTGCCAAAGGCAAGAGCCAAACCACCTGTGACAGCCGCCGCCCCTGCGATAAGCTCGGTCATGTTGCCCCAATTAAGGCCGTTTTCCATTACGTCGGAAAGAGCATCCCACATTAGTTTCAGGCCGCCCACGGCAATTAAAAGACCCGCGATCTTTGTCGCAATGCCCTGGAGCTGTGACGGGAGTTTGTCCGACAGTTTCCACAAGGCAAGGCCCGCACCGATAAACAGTATTGCGTCTGCGATATCGTTAAGCCGGTCTGATACACCGTCCAAAAAGCTAAAATCCGGGGTGATGTCCGTAGCCGCTCCACCGCTTCCGCCGCTGCTGTCATCGCCCTTGTTGCTTGAGAGCTGATTGATCTCGTCAAAAGCCGCCAGCGACTTTCCGGCCTCTTTTGCGGCTTTTCCGGTCCCTTTGAGCGCTGCCTTTTGCTTGTTTAGTGCTTTGGCGGCGTCTGTAGTGGATTTAAGGGATTTGCCGGATATTGCCGCTATGAGCTGCGCTATCCTGCTTATTACCGCCGTCAATACATTAACCAGCACGATAAATGCGGGTATGATGACATTAACCAATGGCTGGGCCAGCGTAAGGAGCGCGCCCTGCAACTGCGCCATAGCGGCTCGGGCTCCGTCGTTTGTTTTTATGGTCTCCATCATCCACGACCGGAGTGACCGCAGTCCCGCGCTTATGATGTTAAAGATAAAGGCTCTTACGGCCAGCTTTTTTATCCGGTCCCCGAGCTTGTCGGCAAACCTTTCCGCCTGATCCATTGCCGCCGCCATTTTCCCGGCCGCGGTCTGGCTATATGCGATTCTCGCAGCGTAGGCGCCTGCCTGTTCTTCCGCCTCGCCAATGTTTTTTGTTATGCTCGCAATGTCGACATCTATATTTTTTGCTCGCGTTTCGAGGTTTTCCCATCTCTGGGCAAGCGTCTCACTCTGTTTTTCAAGTCGCTCATAGTCTTTACTGTTGACAAAGTCAGGGCCTCTTTGTGCGGACATCTCGCGTATTTTGGCATTTACTTCGTCGAGCTTTCTTGCGGCGTCGTCCATTTGCGCCTCGATGTTTGACTTTGTGTTTTGCTTTTTTTCGAGCGCCTCATTTAGCTTTTTGATCTGCTTTTCCAGCTTATCAAGCTCTTTTTGCGCATCTTTCTCGTCGATATCCACGCCAATAACAACGGCGCCATCGGCTTCATCGGCCATCTGTTATTTCACCACCTTATATCCACTTGCTTATAATCTCTTCTTCGGCGGCGCTATACTTGTTTTTGATATCTATCGCCGCTTTATTCTGACGATAAAAAGTCTTATCGTCTTTTTGTGTGAGCTTGCCGTTGGCTTTGAGTTTGCGGATACGCACTATCTGGGCAAAATAGCAATCGCCTATTTCTTGGAAATAGGACAAGAATGTCCACCAATGCACATAATCCACGGCGCGGATATCCTGTCCCGCGATCCTGTTGACCGGCGCGATGATATATCTATAATCCTGCTCCCAGTCCATAAGCTGCGGCTTGCGTTTTTCGGGCTCCGTATACTCTTCTTCTCCATTGATAAACGCAAAACACTTTTTAAGTGCCGCTTCGAGGTGTGCCTCTGGTATTTGATCAAAGGTCGGATAAAAGATATACAGGATAACAAGTGCCTTTTTCTGACCCGTAAGGTCCTTGTCATTCATGGCCTCGAAGATATCAAGGATCACCCGATAATCGGTCTCTATAGGGTACTCGACCCCTTCGATGGTCACCGTTTTCGGCAGGCCGTATCTCATCTCTTGTACTTGTTGATATATTTTGCGATCTGCTCATCCTGCAATGCATGCTGACGTTTGACGCCCTCGTCAAGCTCGTCGATGATCGCCAATATCAGATTGAGCCACAACGGCAGGCCGCCCGCATAGGCGTATACGCTGACGTTTCCAAACAGCTGCTTGCATGTGTCCTCGCCCAAGAGCTCATCTAATGTTGCACGGGTTTCCTGGTCCAACTTTTTAAGGTAAGCAAAGACCTCTCGGCCCTTACCTTTGAGTGTGGCAAGATCTTTGTTTTTGGTATCCTCGGATACCTTGAGCTTTTCGAGTGCGTCATATACTCGGCCCACAAAGACCGGGTCAGCGGGGTTAAAAAAGACTGAGCATTTATCATTGAGCCTATATTCGGCAACATCGGTTTCAAGTTTTATCTCTTTCACGGTTTGCTCTCCTTTCGTCAAAGGGCGGGTTTTTGCCCGCCCTTTGCTATGCCTCGGCGTCGGCCGTAAAGGTCATTGCGCCGTTGGAGCCCTTTTTGATCGTGCCCAGCGTGCGCGTGCCGCCGTATGTTATGTCGGTGGCGATATTGATCGTACCGCCGCCCTCGCCGCCGATGCTGGTTATAGCAATCGCGCAGCTGTCATAGCTCTCGGCAAACTTTGCCTCGCCGCTTGTTGCGTACAGGTGGGCGATGACCATTTTCTGGTTTGCGAGCGCCTGTACATCCTGATCTTTGATGCCGAGATTCCACAACTTGACAGCGGCCGGATCTCCGGCGTCAAGGGGTATCGGGTCAAAGCTCTGTGTTACCGTGGGCTTTTTCATCGTTGTGAAGGTGTTGCCCATGATGTCTTTTTTGCTCTCCTGCGACCAGTCGTACTCTTCGCTCGAATCCTCGACCCTCTTTCCTATGGCCGACAGCACAGGGCTGCCGTCCGTGCCGGTGTCAAGGTACGCGATCAGCAGTTCGCGGTCAATCGTCTGACCCGCGGGGGTCGCAAATGTCAAATCTGCCATTTTTTATACATTCACCTCGTATTCCATCTTTGCGAGGATCTGATGATCCTCTACACCATCCTCATATCTGCCAAAGAGAGACGCTAACGTCGTCGCCTTTGCCGATATTACCCGTTTCCCGTCGCCGAGATCGGGCTTGTTTTTGTCCATCCACGCGCCCATGGCATTAAGCATTTCGTCGGCCTTGAGGCGCTTGTCGTTGCTCTTGCCGGGCTTAAAGCGATAGATGATCTTAAACTGGTACTCGGCGGCATATCCGCCGAGTATGTACTTTTTTGTGATATATGCGCTCTGTATGGCCGAGAGAGCCATTGCCGGAAGGTCGGTATCAAGATACTCATACTGGATGACGCCGACGTCTGCCGGTATCTCCGGGCATGTGTTGATCCATGTCATCAGCTTACGGGATATCTGATCCTGTTCTGCGGCCGATACTGCGCGTTTGGTCTTTTCCATGGGCTTTATCCTTTACTTTTTGTACACGTTTTCCGCGGCCACCCGCCGCCACTTGTCGAGGTTCTGGGCCTTTGACGCCTCAAACCAATGTGCCTGTGCATCGCCGTGGACAGTTTTGTTAAATACAAGATCGCGGTCGGTTGCGTGGAGCTTCGATCCAACCGGGAAGGTGATATATTCATTCCCATCGCTGCCGATATAGTGCCGCGGTCCGCGACCGTTTTCGTCGACCATGACCTTGCCATAGTACAGATACCGTGCATATGGTCCGGGATATACGACGCTGTTGCCCACGACCCGGGTGCGCTGGTTGAGAGATCCCGTCAGCGCCGGCGTATAGGGATTGGTATCGCTCTCCACCTGGATCGCCACTATGTGCTCGGCTTTGGTGCATCGCCGGGCGAGCGCCTCTTTGACCTTGTCCCAGCCGTCGACATCGATATCAAACTTTAACCCGGCCATTACACGCCTCCCACCATCCAATGACGCATATCGGCGCTGCCAAAATCCTTTTCGTCGACTTTAGTTACGTCGTACACGTCGTCATGGGTCATTTCCAGCAGCTGCTCGCTGCTGTTGGGCTCAACGACCTCGCCCTTGACAAATATCGTGCTGCCGCCCTTGCCGCTGACAGACAGCGTCCAAATCCCCGTCTTATCCTTTGCCGACCAAAACTCCTTAGGCCCGACATAGCGCTTTACGGCGCCTGTCTCGCCGTCGACCGCTTCCGCGTCAAATGGGATATACAGGTTTACGGCGTCGGCGTTTTCCAGCCCGCTTTTGTCGACATTGACGGCCTTCGCAGCCTCCAAAAATACGCCCCGTATGACCGTGATGTAATTGTGCTGGACATCCTCAAAGGTCGTCGGGTCGATCTCCTGTACGATATTGTATATCGTTACTGTATGGGGCGCGTACATGGACAGCCTCCCCTATACAGCAGGCCGGTATAGGCCAGATATTCCGATGCCGTTGCGGCAAGCAGCCGCTTCGCGCCGTCGGTCGTCTGCAAGGCGGCCAGGGCGGTATCCACGCCGGACCTAAATGTCCGTGAGTATCCGCCTACCGTCTCGCTCTGCAACTCGCTGCCCGACGCCGCTATGGACGCCGAGAGGTTTTTTGCCGACAGCGCCTGCGCCTGCTCTATGAGCTGGTACTGATCGACCAATGCGCAACAGGCCATTTTAAGGGCTTCAAGGTCGGCGTTTTTGGCCGCGCGGCCCTGGGTGTAGTAATCCAAAAAGGAGCTGGCACGGACGGCCAGGCGCGGAAAATCCTCCTCTTTGACATTGCCCATATAGGTGTCCGAGTAGTATGTATAATCTGCGTATACCATCGTGTCAGCTCCTTTGCCTTATGCGGTTTTGGGCTTAAGGACGATACCGTTAAGCGCTGCCGCCTTGAGCGTGTTTTTAAGCACGACGCCCGCGACAAGCTCGACTTCGCCCTTTTTGACGGCGCCGGGGGCGGTCAGGTCGGGCATGTAAGAGCTTATAACGCTTGTGCCGGTGGGAGAAATGCCGTGGAAGCCATCAAGGCCAATGGACACAGCGTAGATGCTGGATGTCCCCGCAGCAGCTGCCGACGGAGTCGATGTGCCGATGACATCGACCGACGCTGTGCCGTTGTAGTATTTGCCGACGTCCAGCAGGGGGATGCCGGCAAAGGTCTCGACGACGCGGCCGAAGTCGTCCTTTGTGCGCTCATAGTAACCGGCGCGGCGGGCGGCGGCTCTGACTTTGAGCAGCATGTCCCCATTCATGAGCAGCATCGATGTCTCGCCGTCGATGCTGTGTACCAGCTGGTCGAGCTGGTCGATAAAGGCGTTGCTATTGCTGTCGAGCTTAGTGCTGTCCGACAGATCTATCGTGGTGTCAAACACGTTAGATGTGCCGTTAAGCAACTTGCGCAGGCCGTCAAAGGTGTTGACGACAAAGCCGTCGCCGGTTGCGGCCGATGTACCGTTGATGACCAGGTTGTGGAAATAGTTGCTTGTGGCCTTGATCTTCTGGGCCGCCTGGAAAGCCAGCTCATCGACGGCGCCCGATGTGCTCTGAAGCACACGGTCGACCTCAAAGGATCCGCCCATGATAACGGCCTTTGCCGTCTTTTCCTGCCTTTTTGCCTCGCCCGCGGTATACTCGCTGTTGATTGCGCGTACCGCCGCTGTGGAGGGGGTCTTGAGCTGGATATATCCGTATGTGAGAGTAGAGCCGCCCGTGCCGGGGGAGATGGCATTGTCAAATACCAGTCTGTCCAGCAGCAGGGAGCTGCGGCGGAACTCATCAACGATCATCTGATCGACATGATCCGCCATGCCGACTTTTGCTTCGGCCAATGTGATAGGCATTGTCTACCTTCCTTTCATTATTTAGCGTCAAACTTTTCGTGCAGCGCCTGTGACAGCGTCTTAGGCTTGCCGTCATCACCGCCGCCGCTTCCGTCGATACCGCCCTGGGTGTCGACGCGGGCGCCGGATTTTACAAAGGCGCTTGGGTCATCGGCCTTTGCCTTTTCGAGGTATTTTTCAAATCCTGTCAAAGCTCCATCCTTGACCTCGAGCTTGCTGTCACCGATCCCAGCCCGGAAAGCCTTTTCGGCCGATTTGCTGGAAAACTTGACCCCGCTATCGGCTATCGCCTTGTCAACGGCTGCCTGATAGTCGCGCTGGGCGAGCTGGGACTTATACGCCTCGGTCTCCTTATCGTACTTGCCCTGCAACTCATCCAGCTGCTTCTGGATCGCGGCGGCGTCGCCGGTGCTCTTTTTGAGCTCCTCGATATCCTTGTCACGGTCGGACAGCTGCTTCTCGACCGCTTCTTTGTCCGCTTTGGCTTCCTCGGCCGCTTTTTTGTGCTTCTCGATGTCCTTACCATTAAGGGCAAAAACCTTGTCCGCCTGCTCTTCGGTCAGACCGATGCTCAACAGCTCTTCTTTTTTCATATTTTTTGTCTCCTTCGGGTAGGCTTTTTAGGTCGTCGCCATGACCTCCCGCCCACTCTTTTAGGCTTGTGGATAGCCAATTTTTGATGTATATAGACCGCTTCCGCGGAATCTACCAAAACAAAAAAGAGCCAACCGGCCGCACGATGCAGCCGATCAGCTCCTATTGCTCTTCCCCGACCCCGATTAGTCGGAGGCTCTATGTTTGATTGTCTTTTTGACCTCGAGGACGATTATCCTGTCGCCCTTACGCCGGACCTCGGCGTCATTGCCGCGCTTTAAGATGGCCTCTATGGCCTGCATAATTTCGTTACGATCCATGCGTCACCTCATGGCGTTCTCCTGGAGGTATTCCAGGCCCCTAAGCGTGATCCGTATTTCGTCGGGATTTTCAAGGCAGAGCCCGCCCTCTCTGTTGGTATACAACTCGACGTTTTTGATGAGCCCCGCGTCCTGGAGCATCTCCAGATAACGGTATTGACGCTCTGTGGACACTCCCATTGCATCAAGCGCAAGATCCGAGATGTCAAACGCGGGCAGGTCCATCGAGCGCTCCAACGCCTGTAATATCTTATAGATCGCCTTAAGGTTATCCATCAGTCAATTACCTCGATGCTCTCAGCTCCCAGGCGTAATCACTTTACGCCCTGTTCCTTCAGATAGGCTTCGTATTCCGGCGGTATGCCGATGTCGTAGTTTTTGTAATAATGCAGGAACTCAAGAGGAAATCTAAACTCTCCGTCGATATACTGCCCGGCCGTAAGATCTTCCCCCGTGAAAATATCAAGTGATTCTAAGCACGCCAAAGCCGGGGACAAGGATTCGATGTGTCTGATGATTGCCTCTCGACTTAGGGTGTTTTTGAATTTTCTGTAGTCCTCAAAATCTTCTTTACTGCTTCCATACGGCATTCCCTTAAAATATCCAAAAAGCATCATTTAACTCTTCTCCTTTCGTTAGGCTTATAGGTGATAAACATACCTTCGCCAAACTCCCCAACATACATTTTGCCTTGTTCGGTCACAAATAATGTGTCGTTTGGTGCCTGCACCGTGACGCCCAATGCATTAGCCAACTCTTCTGCAAAACAGTAATCGTCTCCGATACGTTTGCCCGTGCTGCAAGATATCAGCCGTATATTTTGCCCGTTCCACTCCTTACTATGGCGGATGATCGAGGCGAGCAACCTCGGCGACATATTGGCTTTTTTTGATCCAAACGCAACCGCAGTAGGTGAGCCGTGCATTGCCACATCGTAGTACGATTCAAGCGGCTTGACCTTTTTGACGTTTTCTGTCAGCGGGTCGCCATCCGGAAAGCAGGAAAAACCATTTTCTAACTTTATTGTACGTCTTTTTACGATGTCCGTCAAGTTGTCGCGGGTATCCGCGCCGAAATAGCTCAGCGTATCCTCGTCGGCTTTGACTTCGAGGGCGACGCGCTCTTCCCTCTGACTTTTGATTTTTTCCGCTTCGGCGAGGCTCTTGTCATCGACATAACTTACCTTGACGCGCTCCCGCTGTTCCGGCAGGCCTGCGGCCTTGCTGAATTCACGGTATTTTTTGTTGAGCCGTATCAGCCGGGCGTTTGCGGCCTTTTTGTCATCGGACAGACCGTAGGCCTCCAATGCCTTTTTGCGCCGCTTCTGTTTTCGGATTTCCCTTTCCAGGCGGCGCTGCATCTGCGTCGCCTCATAGGCCGAGTATGTGCGGCCGTCGTATGTGCAGCCGAGCTTGTCGTCTATATGGGCGAGCTGCTCATCGGTCCATGTCCGCTCCGAGACGCCCTCGACAAAGGGAAACCATGTGTGCCGGCAGTTGGCGCCCTCGATGCCCTGGACGTCGCCGATGCCGCAGCGCTCGGCAAAATCCGGGTAATCCCCTTTTGATGTCCCGGGGTATTTGAGGGTATACTCATGCCACCGGTACACCTTGCCTTGCCATGCCTTGTGATTTTCCCAGCCCTTGGGGCCGTCGATGTCTCGCGCGCCGGCATGGGCCTCGGTCTCCACCAGGTCGGTCTCGACATACTCCATTGATTGCTCGGCGTACCTCGAGTTGAGCTGTGCAACCCCCGTCATAACGGCACGGCGGGCAGCGACGTCGATCTGGTCGACATGCCCCGTCTCATAGCTGACCGTCTTTAGGCCGCTGTCGGCAAGCTGCTTGATGCTGTTGGTTATAGCCTGGTTATAGCTGATGACCCCGCTGTCTACCTGCATCAGGGCATTGTCCAGCGCCCATTGATATGCTTCAGCCGGCGGCAACATCCTCCGGCCGTTGTCAACCAAAAAGCCCATTGATGCTGTTATATTCCGGCAGGCATCGAGGGTCTGCCGCTTGATCGCGTTTATGGTCATCGCGTCGACAAGGATATCCGGCTGGGTGATCTGCGTGAGGTCGATCATGCCGGTATAGTATGTCTGATTGCGCTGGACCACATCGTCCAACAGCTGATCCAGCTTTTGCTCGCTGATCTTTGACGTCTGCCGGATAGCCTTTTTGATCTCGTCGAGGGGGATACCCTGGGCACGCAGCGCCCGGATGGCCTGCACCGTGACCTCGTTGAGCTGGTCCTTGATGGCAAGGCGGCTGCATATCTCGACAAGCAGCTGATCCTCGAGCGCACGGTACAGATCCGCAAGTTCCTCCGGCATGGCGTCGAGGATGGCGGGGGAAAAGGGGTATCTTGCCAACCTTGCACCCTCCCGTTACTCTAACTCGTTTTGATCCTCTGTCGTCATGTCCTGCATCTTCGGCAGGGCCGCTTTGGCCGTCTCCTCATCCTCATTTAGCCATTTTGCCCTAAACTCCCAATCGTTGAGGATGCCTGCGGACAGCAGCTGCATGTCGCGGCTAAAGTCCTGGCTCTTATCCTCAATGATGCTATCGTCAAAATCTATAGATATCTCGACATCCTCGTCGAGGCCCAGCCCCATTGCTGTATTGCCGAGACGGAGGATGATGCGGCACAGCTCATCAAGTGCCTGTTCCAGGACGATCTCATGCTTTTTGATCGTCCTAAACATCGTACTGTTTTCCGACACGATCTGTGTCGCGGTCGCCACGCTGCCGCCGTCAAAGCGATAGTATGTCTCGCCGAGCCCGCACTTGCTCGACAGGATGTTGAGCTGATCCTGTATGCCGCGGTTATGCTCGGCTGTCCTTAGGGTCATGTCTATCGGCGTGATGGCGGCGCCGTCGCTCACATCCTCCGGGAGCACGTAAAATACAACGTCGGCCGGGTCAAATGCCGGCTCTCCGTCGAGGTATGTGCTGGCTGCCGGCTTGACCATTATGCGCTTTTTGCCGAGCACAAACTCGTTGACATAACTGTCATAGGCGATATCGACGCCTTGCAGCACATCTATGGCATTGGCGTATACCGATATTCCCACCGGCAACAGGTAATTGTAGTTGTTGGCCAGATTTGGCCGATCAATGACAAATTGCCGCTTCGTGCTGCCGGTATGCACTACCGGCGGGATCCTCTCAAATCCCTCGACATTGGTCAGCAGCTCATCGGCCAACAGCTCATTATCGTACCGGTATATCCGGTTATCTATGGCATAATTGCCGTTGTCCTCCTTGTGATGTATCTGGAGGTACATGTATGTATGCCCGCCGCGGACAAAGACGCTGGCAAAGGCGCACTCGGATATGTATCCGTTTTGCCACGACAGGGGATAGATGTTGTCAATGGTCACATAGTCCAGCACGATGCCCTCGGCATTGCCGGGGACGATGCTGCCGTCCTCGCTGATCTCCTGGCCAACGACGCGGGGGATATATGCCACCGTGCCCAGCGCGGATTTGAGCTCCTGCATCTCGTTGGCCTTGACCTCAAAGTTATTTTCCTTCAGGACGCGGTCGACAAACGCTTGTTCGCGCTCGCCCTCGAGGGTGATCTTGACCTTTTCGGTCAACAGCAAATTGGCCCAATCCTCGCACAGCTTTTTGGCCATGCCGAGGGAATATCTCTTGCAGTTGATGATATGCTCGCCGTTGCGGACGCGGTAGCGATGGAAACCCTTGACGTCCCCCTGATACCACATCCGCCACTCGTTGACCTTGCCATAAAAGGCCTCGGGGATGGTCGTATATCCCAGCTCATTAAGTTTGACAATTACTGCGTTGCTCATATCTCTCCTTAGGCTGTGACGCCCATCCGGCGCATTACCGGCTCTAAGGCGTATCGTGTGGCGTCGATGGTGTGGTTTTTGGCGTCGGGATATCCGCTGATTATCTCGCCGTCCTTGTTGCGCTCGTACTCGTAGTGGACAAACTCATCATATGCGTGCGGCGTCCGGCGCCGGTCGATTACGATCTTGCGGCGTTGCAGCCACTTCATGCCGTAATCGACGCTGCCCGGGCCTTTGACCGCTTCGCGCGCCGGCAATCCCGCGGCCCGGAAGTCAGCTGCACTCTTAGGCTCTGCGCTGTCGCAGATGATATATGCGTCGGTATATCCGCGATCCTTAATCATCTTGGCGCTGGCCTCGTTGGTTAGCTTATTGCGGCACAGCTCATCGATAAAATATATCGTCTCTCTTGCCCGGTCATAGTGCAGCCGGACAAAGGCAAAGGGGTCGGGATACCAGCCCCAGTCGACGCCCTGGTATATGCGGTCAAAGCCCGCGATCTCCTCATCGGTGATCTCGCGCAGCTCGAGGTTGTCAAAGACATTGCCGCCCGTGCCTACCGCCATGCCGAGATACTCATGCTGATATGCACGCTCGTTCTCGGCCTTAAGTTGGACCGCCTCGATCAAAAATCTTTCGCCCAGCCATGCGGCCGGGGCTTGAAGGTATGTTGTTTTGAGGCGCATGCGGTCGGGCCGCTCGACCTCGCTGTCTATATTTGCCCAGTTATCGCGGCTTATGGGCGGGTTATAGCTCTCAAAGTTCCAAAAACGCTCCCCGCCGCGCATGGTCGATTGCAATATGTTGCGGATCTCCGGCCGCCCGGAAAACTGATCCTTTTCCTCAAAATGGGTTATTGCAATATATCCAAATGGTACTTTTATAGATTTTATTTTCATGGGGTCGTCCGCGCCCCGGAACATGATCTTTTGGCCTGTCGGCTTATATATCAGCTCCATTGGCGAGACTTTGGCCGTCCAATAGGCGGCCATACCCAGTTGGTCTATTGCCCAGATATACTGTGCGTACACGCTGTCTCGGAGGGTATTGCCGACCTTACGGAGCACCAGTGCATGTGTGCCCGGGTTGCTGACGATAAGCAGCGCGACCATGATCGAGACATACGACGATTTGAGCGAGCCGCGGCCGCCGCTAAGGTCATAATGCGTATGGCCGTGCCGGAGCACGTCTCGGGTGATATCCATATACGCCGGTCCGATGATCTCAGACAGCCGGACCTCAGACATCAATTATCACCTTGACGCTGTCGGATGTGTGATTGTCCTCTTCCGTATCCTTTTGCCCGAGATATTGTTTGCCCAGCCAAATAGCCATTGTTGCGCTCTTCTCGGCGAGCCGCCATTGCATTCTGCGCAGTGACACTTTGCCCCGGCCTCTTTTTGCGCGGAAAACCTCGGAGAAATGCTTGCCATATGTGCGCTTGCACCATGCGTTAAGCGTTTTGTCTGTTACATCGAGCGCATCGCATATCTCAAGCATTGTACATTGCAGGCCGCACAAGGTCTCAAACTGCTTTTGGTCTATCTCTTTGCGTGGTCTTGCCATGCGCATCTTCCTTCCTTTGCGCTTCCTTCAGGGGTTAAAACGCCCTCGCTACTGTTTGATGATTACTGCCTTTTCTCCTGTTAGTTTTTCCCACCGGCGGACAATTACGTCGCAATACTTAGGGTCGAGCTCCATGACATACGCTTTCCGGCCGTTTTGCTCGCAGGCTATAACCGTGGTTCCGCTCCCGCCAAACAGATCGAGGACGACATCGCCGCCCTTTGTATTGTTTTTGATCTGATAGTCAATGAGCTTTACCGGCTTCATCGTCGGGTGCTCTTTATTTTTTGTCGGCCGGTCAAACTCAAGTACTGTTGTCTGCTTCCGGTCGGACGCCCATAGATGCCCGGCCCCGGCCTTCCATCCATACAGGCACAGCTCATGTCTCCATTGGTAATCCTGCCGTCCAAGCACCATCGCATTTTTGACCCAGACAAGCACTTGCCTAACCTCCCATCCCACCTGCCGACACGCCTCCTCAAAGGCATATGCCTTTAAGGAGGCATGCCAAATATAATACACAGCGCCGGGCTTGAGCGCAGCGTCGGCAGCTGCAAAGGCGGCCCGGAGGAAACCTACAAACTCAGCGTCATCTTTTGCGTCATTGGCGATTTTTAGCGCATCTTTGGTCTTGCCCGTGTAGTCGACCCCATATGGTGGGTCTGTAAGAAGGATATCTGCTTGTATCCCCCCCCATAAGCTCTTGTACGCACTCTATTGACGTACTATCTCCGCACATTAGGCGATGTCTCCCGAGTTGCCATATGTTGCCGACCTTGGTTATGGGAGGATTTATCTCATCAACGTCTGGGGCTTCATCTTCTTCAACCTCTGGCTCTTCGGCCTCCGGCAGCCCCCAATCAAAGTCAAATCCCGTTAAGTCCAGATCGTCCAGTTCCAGGGCCAACAGGTCAATGTCCCATGGGCTCTCATTGGTCTTGTTATCTACCAGCCGCAGGGCTCTTACTTGCTCCGGCGTAAGGTCGTCCACGCAAACGCAGGGGACCTCATCCATACCAAGCTGCTTTGCGGCCAGCGCGCGGCAATGGCCGATCACGATGACGCCGTCACAATCTATCACAATCGGCTGTACAAAGCCGTATTGCTTGATACTCTCCGCGACATTGTCGATCTGCTTTTTGTCGTGTTTTTTTGCATTTTGCGTATATGGGATGATATCTTTTAACTTTTTTGTTGTGATCGTCATGGATAGCCTCTCTTTTGCAGCCGCACCCACCCCTTGCTTACGCCGCAATCTCTCCCTGCATCTGCGGCCATATCCGTAGATGCAATATGCCTATTACCATTCTGGCCGCTTCTGGCTGGAAAATCTATACAAAAATATTGTAAAAGTTATGTCGTGCTCTCCCTCAAAAATATTTTTGCCATTTTGGCATTTTGCTATTGAGTTTTGTGCCATTTTGGCATATAATATAGTCACAGGATAAAACAAAGCAAAACAAACACACAGGAGGACAAAATCATGTTAATCAAATCTACAACCAACGGAAAGCTCTACAACATCAGGCTCGCAGAAATAGACGCCAAACTCGGCACTCGCGTCACTGACATTCTCGAAGAGTTAGATGACAACTTTGTTGCCGATCACGCGGTCGACGGGGCCACTAATGCTTACCTTGCATCGCAAGAAGAAATCGATTCGATGATTTCTTTTTGGCGTAGCGAGGCTGCGGCTTGGGACCGTTGCGATTCAGAGTGCTACCTCGGCGATCCTGCGGACTTCTTTTCGGCCGATATTGTTGAGGATGCCCGCGAGAACGGCTCAACACTCCCCCTCTACTATGCTGTATTTGTGGACGAGATTGAGTAACAGCAGTTTGCAAAAAGTGAAAGCCATACGACGGAGAAATCATCAAAGAGGATACGTGGTACACCCTCCGCGATGGGCATGTCGTTGAGATTAATGAGGAGGATTATTAATGCTTGTAAAAACATCTATACCCCAGGGTCCTATCACTCCATCACAATTTAGCTTTGCAGTCCGTGAGGCCGGTAATTATACCGATCGTGACGCCTATGTGTCTGACATTGCTCTGTCGGACATATGGGGCGCTGATGATCGCGACCAAACTGCCGCTTCCCCCGACACTTCTGTTCTTCTTCCCCTTTTTTCCGATCTCTGGGACGTCATCCACATGCCTTTCCGCGACATTCGCCTGGCTCTCGGCATGTCTTGCGCCGATTTTGCGGCGGCTTTTGCCATACCTCGCCGGACCCTATACCGGTGGGATCTCAATGAGACGCCATGCCCCCTCTACACCAAATTACTGCTTGCTCATGCTGCGGGGCTCTATGATTACCCCTGCATCAGGAGGTAACGGCCATGTCGCGTAAAAAACAGCCGGTCTATCCACCGATAGATTTTTTGAAAAAAATATCCGCGCGCTACCCTGGCATCTGGGATGAGATCGAGCAATTTCGAGCGCTCAACGGATCGTCGGCCAAACTCACCTGGGAGCCCTGGTGCTATATCCCGGCGATTGCCTCTTTGTCCATCCTTAGACAGCGTTTCCACCTCGACGGCGATTTGCATCAACTGCCCCGCGATCAGATAGAGGGCATCGCATCTGTGGCTTCCTATTTTTCCGCTTTGGCTCCGTGGCGTCAAAGCAAAGAGGTGTATGTCATGGATGAGGGCATGCAGGAGCTGCTTTTTGACCAGGCCGGGGACTTGTCTCTTGACGCTGATATATTGCTGCGTTTGCCGTATCCCTGCTTTTACATCCAGTTTTCCCCGGCGGTAGTTTTTGCCGGTGAACAATATCATGGAGTATTTGTCCATCTCGATGACAATTTTGTCGAGCATCAGCAACAACTGACCTTGATATTTCTCCAGCCGGACGGCGAATCTACTATGATTGTCCCCGTCCATCTCGAGGCTAAGACGATCTCCGAGAGTATGGCCATTACCGAGCGTCTCATCATGCGCACCCTGCCGGATAAGGCATCCGCCGTGGCACAACAGTTTGAGCTCCTTCGGCGCACGATGCAGCTTGTCTTGTATATATGCGCTCAAAACGCAGAGATAACCCCCAGTCCCGAGCAAGTCTCGCACACTAAGCGCTCTTCGGCCGGCGTGATCGTCGACCGATACGCCGAGATACGCAAGTGGGATGTGGGCATAAGGGTCGGCAACGCGGTACGCAATTACCGCAGACAGCAAGAGACCACGCCCGTTGATGCTCTTGTCCGTACTCATGCTTCGCCCCGGCCGCACATGCGCCGCGGTCATTGGCATCATTTTTGGACCGGCCCTAAAAACAAGCCCGCCGAGCGTAAGCTGATCCTGCAATGGGTCGCACCTACCTTTGTGACTGCTTCCCACAAGGGCGACACTCCCGTCGTCCTGCACCGTGTGGACATGCCGGACACCGACGACCAGCCGCCCAAAGCGTGAGGCGTGCCGCTTCCGTTGTATGTGACAAAAGCCGGTATTTTTACCCCCAGAGAAAAAATTGAGTAGTGGAGTACCCCTCAAAAAAAATCCATTTTTTAGCCCGGGCCGATTTGTTCAGCCCGGGCTTTTTTATTTTTTTTCCAGATATGCCTTTATGACATGGGCCGCATCGTCCCAGCCCTTACATACGCATGCGCAATAGCCCTGATTTCTCAGGGCTGCTATCCACCATTGCTGTGCCGGGCTGACCCGGCCGCCTTTGACACGTTTGAGCTCTATGTACAGGCCATGATATCCGCCCCGCGCCACGGGGAGGCAGATATCAGGCACTCCCGCTTTGACCCCCTCGGCCCGGAAGCGCCCGGCCTCTGACTTACTCCGGCTGCCGCCGTTGGGTATGTGATACATCAGGGCAAGCTCGGGCCATCGTCCGGCCGCCAGCGCCGCCCACTCAAACAGCAGCTGCTGCTCCTGGCTCTCGGTCAGATCTCCCACGGCCGCCCTTGTTATGCCGTCCAACCTTACGCCGCACCTCCTTGTATGTGCCGTCTGTGTTGATGAGGGTATACTCCTGCCATGCGTACCCCGTGACATCGTGTATGCCCTGGCGGACAAACTCGCCGCTGTCCTCATCCTTCAGCAGCGCCCAGCCCTTCGGCGCGCGGGGCTCCTTTGCCCAGTTGCCGGCCATGACGATCTCATATTCGGGCGTCGGCCTGACCATGCCCTGGGCCGCCGTGTACCGCTTGTATCTCGGCTTACCCGCTTCGGCCCATCGCTTTGCCGTGCTCTCGCTCTCTTTGAGCAGATATTCAGCCAGCTTGCGATGATCGGCGCGGTCGTCGAGGGGCTTGACCGACACGTTGCCGCCGCGATCACCCAGCACCTCTCGCCATACCGACGTCAGCACGGCCAGCTCGACCGGCGGCAAAAGGATATGATGGTGCACATTGGTCATGCGCTTTGTCTCGGTAACGGCGACATACTTCCAGGTCACGCCTGTCTTTGTCAGCCTCTTTTTGAGCGCGGACAAAAATGCCTTACGGTCGGCCTCGGCCTGTTCCAGCGTCACCGACTTGTCGTAGTAATGCAGGGTGATATGTAGGTCGCCCTCTCCAAAGTTGGCATTGATAAGCCATCGGAGGGTATCAGCCCTGCGGCGGTCATTGCATCGGCGCTGCCTATCCGTAAGGCTGCCCGATACCGCTCCCCTTGACGCCCCGACGGTATGCACCCGGCCGGTATACATCTTTTTGACCTCTGTTATCCTGCCGCACCTGACGGTACGCTTGACATATGGCATATCCTGTCTCCATCCGTGACCGCTCGGCGGTCGTTGTCCCTCTCCCCATACTCCGGCAGAGCCATATTTAATTAATAGCTCTTACCGGCGCTTTTTACCGGGCACGCCCGGCGATTTTTTCGCCCCGGCTCTTCGCCGGGGCGGTGGTTATATATTGTGTGTGCCTGTGCTATTTGTTGTTGGATGCTCGTTCCTCCACATAACACCAGCTCTGCGGCGGTCTATCAAGCACCCTTAACTCAAAGCTGTCTTGCCCCGTCCGTATTCCAGCAAACTCGCTCAAATCTTTGGGACTGTCATATATCACCAAGTCAGATATGCACCAGCCGATGGGATTACCCTTTGGCTGGTATTCTCTTAGCTCCTTTGGCGTCATACAAGCCTTTTCGAGGATTCCCGGTGTGGCGGCCTCTGCCTGTGCCCTTGTCTCACCAT